CAAAAAGATCTTGTCTCCAATTAGAGAAAGATTCCTTTGCAGTTGTAGTTTTAGTTGTTGAATAAAGTCTCTTATTACCTACACCAGGAACAAACTCACCGAGTTCTCCCTTTGCTTTATCATTTTTATCGGTATCTCCATCAACATCAGTATCAATTCTCTTCACTGCTTTTGCTACAAGTTTTTTTAAGTCTCTATCAGGAACCTCGTGAGGTTTATGAGCTTGACTATGAATCTCTAAAAGTTCTCTCTCTTCATTCATTCTTTTCTTCATCGCCTTGGCAATAACCTTACGACGCTTATGGAGATACTTATCAGACTTATCTGTATCACCGTCATTATCAATATCAGCATCCTCTTGACCTACTGGGTCAAGTGCTTCTTTCATACCCTTTGCTTTTTTGACTGCAGCAATACGTTCTTTACCCGTTTCACCTTGGAACTGAGGTCCGCCAGTTTTACCTCTACGAATATCTTTTGCATCCTTATTCAATTCATCTCTTTCTCTATGTGCTGCTCTTCTTGCACGTCTTACTCCACCACCCAATTCCAGAGCACCACTGGGGTTGTCATATCTCTTATCTCTAGCAGTTGCTCTTTCATGTTCTGGTTTTAATTTATCAACTTTCGCTTCAGAAACAGCGATTTTCTCAAGATATACCTTTGAAATTGCATTCAAAGGATTTGGCGAAATTCCAGACATGGTGATACTACTACTTCTTTTTCTTATACTTATTTATGAAATTCTTAATACCAACAGTACCTGTCATTCTCATAGTATAGTTTCTATTTGAATCAGTTCCAACTTCTCTTTCTTTTCCAGAAACTCCAGAAGGTCCTGGATAATTTACAACTGATTCCATAACATCACGAATCCAAGATTTGAACATGTAGTTCTCTTCTGTTACACAAATAAGATGATTTGTTCCTCTACGAATAATTTTTCCAATCAATCCAGTATTTAAATTTTCAACAACATCACCAATTTTGTAAATCAATCCATTCACATAATGCTCACGAAGTCCCTTTACATCAAACTTAGGTGCAATCTGCCAAAGTTCAGTGACTTCCTTTTTCTTTTTCTTAGCGTTCATTCCTTGACGAACTGCATCAAAGAGTGCTCTTGTATCTCCATCATCCAATGATTTTGGTGTTCCCTTACGGAATGATTCATAATCATCATCCATCACTGCTTTACGCATTTTAGATGCAGACATGCCTTCTACACCCTCAGCATCAGCATCTCTTACACCAGCAGAGATAACACGAATCAAATCAAAATTATAAAGATCTCCATTATATTTCTGTGCAAGGTTTTCAAACTCTGCTTGACGATCTGATCCTACAATAATATTAACGTTTTTAAATCCTTCTTCATCTGCTGTAGTTAAAACATTAAAGATTGATCTCATGTCATCATCATTAACAATGTTCTCTTCATAATCAGGGAACATCTTTTTCATGTATGAAATCTTCATATCAGGATCCAATGGATTCTTCTTTGGATCTTGAGTTCTTGATGGATAAATTTTAAAGTTTCCTCCTGCTGCTGCTTTCTGTGCTGCCTGAAGCAGTTTTTCATGCCCAACTGTGGGAGGATTAAAACGTCCAAATGCAACAGTTAATGTATCACCAATATCACCAGCACCTTCTGCTTCCTCTGGTGCTTTGGGTTTTACTCTTGCTTTTGGTTCTGGTGCTGCTACTTTCTTTTCTGCAGATGGTTCTTGTGGTTTAGCAGCAGGTTCCTTTTTTGCTTCTTCTTCTTTCTTTGCTTCTTTCTTACTTACAAACTTAAGTTTTCCATCCTCAGTTTTTGCCACGAAATTGCCACGAGAGTCTAACCAACCTCCGTGTCCATCGCTCTTAAGGTTCAGTTTTCTCGCCTGCATAGATGCTTGCGACTGAGCCTCATTCAAGAATTGAAAGAAACTTTTCATTTATATTGATAATCCTTATATTTTATTTATCACAAATGGAGAATAGGAGACTCGAACTCCTGACAGCCTGCTTGCAAAGCAGGTGCTCTACCAACTGAGCTAATTCCCCAATAAAGACATTATAAAACCCACTCAACAACTTGTCAAGTGGGTAATGTCAACTTCCCAAGCAGTTTATTTATCAGTCACACATGATATCAAGGATTCTTTCAATCTCTTCTGCAGTGAAGATTCCAGTTGCTTCCAACTCTTCTCTCTTGTCTTCTCTGATGCCAGTCTCTTTGTCTTGTCTGGTTTGAGTTCCAACCGCCTTAACTGCTCTGGATCTCAGACTCATTTCCTTTCTGTTCTCTGCCTTGCGGGTAGGACGTGGTGATTCTGGTTTTGATGAATCAGCAGCCATTGAGAACTTTTCATCAACTGCTTCAACTTCTTCTTTCTTCAGGTTTGCCTTACGATACTCAAGATCAGCACGAGTGCCACGATCCATCTTACCCTGAGACTTAGGCTTTGTCTTACCACCTACATCAGGTTGCATACCAGGGTTTGCTGCCTTGACTCTGCGACCGTGAGTGTATTCAGCACCAGATTGCTTAGAGTCACCAGAAACCATCTTTCCACCAGGAGAACGAGAGTCAGCATACTCTTTCTCAGACTGACCATGCTTACCCTTGTAGAGTTCTTCAACTTTCTGAGGAGCATGAACTTGCTCAAATGCTTCCATCAAACCTCTAAGATTATTCAGATCCATTTTGGAAAATTTCTATTCTTCTATGGATATTTATAAAAAAAGACCCTTAAAGGGTCTCAGAGTTTACCACCAACAGTTCCTTCATGTTTAACTGTATCATCAGGCCATCCTTCTTGCAACCCTTTCAAATAAAATCTGGCTGCTCTGATGCAATCTTCTTCAGTCAAAGCAGAAACAAGGTTCTTACCTTCTTTGTCTACACCATTCCAAAGAAATCGTCCTTTCTCAACATAAAAGGCATCATCAATCAATTTCTTGTTCATCATTCTTTTTATTAAATCCAAAAGGTGCTAAAGTATTTTCTAATTTTACCTTTAGAGCAACTGTGCCAATTGCTTCCATAACTTTCAAAATGTCTTCTGGTTTAGCACCATCACCAAGTTCTTTAGCAATGTACCAATACTTAGGCCAAAATTCTTCACCTGCCTTTTGATAATCTTCAAGCGTCAGTAGTTTCATTCTTCAATTCATTCTCAATTTGTTTGTCAATTTCAGTGATCACTTCACGAATCTGATTAATGCGCTGTGGCACACAAGTGGGATTGTAAGTGAATTCATTCTGAGATTCAAATAGTGCTTGACGTACTGCAGCGGCAGAACGAACATCCATTTCAACGCTGATCATCTTCTTTCTCGTTAAGTTTATTTTGTCTAATAGTTTCGTGCAGTCGTTCTACTGCTTTACGAACCTCATCGGTTTCTTCCCATTCAAAGATGTCACCTGAACTAGTCATAAATTCTCTCTTAGTCACAGATCTCCCTCCTTACGATTTTCAGAACGATATACATCAAAGGATCCTTCAGGATAGCGAGCACTCAGTTTCTCATAATTCATTTCAAGAATCTCTTCAAACGAAGTATCAAGTGCCATACATGCTTGAGCAAGATACCACATGATATCACCAAGTTCACGCTTCAGGTGGAAAGCATTTTCATCATTCCAGGGTTTGCCTTGAAGAAAAACTTTCTTTACAACTTCAGTAAACTCACCTGCTTCTGCGCTGATGCCAAATGCTGCTGTCATCAAACGAGGGACATCTGCATCTGCTTCAACATCAAGTTCAGTCAGACGAGTCAAAAGTTTTGCAAGATCAGAACTTGCAGGACTAGTCGTTTGGCGAACAAACTCAACATATTTTTTAGTGTCAATTTGTTTTGTCATACTAGAATTTAAATCCGTCAAATGATTTTTTGGGTTTGTTTTCTTCATAAGTATACTCTTCCTCTCTACCCTTGTCAAGGATTTCGTTCTGTGCAGACTGTTCACAATCATAGAGACGCATCTTAGCACGATCAATACCAACTACAAATCGTTTATGAACTGTTGGATCATTGTATCGATTCTTCAATTGCTTTACCATAATTTGTCCCAGTTCTTCAAGCTCATCTGTAGAAATAAGGGCAAACATAAGATCAGCAGTAGCAGGGAGACCAAAGGATTCACTAGTATCAGTAAGTTCAACGTCACTGCTACCATAACCAGAGCGAGTGGTCTGCGTGGCAGAAACGATAGGGACGTTTGCCTCAACAGCCAACCCTCGAAGTTCCTCAGCAATCGCTTTGATATAGCTATATGAATTGACAGTGCTATTCCCGCGATACCGCGAGGAAGCACATATATTAAGGTAATCAATGAAAATAATATCAGGACGGAATGACTTCTTAAGTGCAAGTTCATTAAGAAGTGATTTAAAGTGTCCACTGTGGGCAGATGC